CAGAAGCTTAGCCTTCACAGCGAAGTTGCCAAACAATACAACCGTAGCTCAGCTGGTTAGAGCACTACCTTGACATGGTAGGGGTCGGTGGTTCGAGTCCACTCGGTTGTACCAATTCTAAAGGCCTGTAGCCATAGTAGCTACTAACAAGAATCGATAAAAACACCATCTGCAAATAAAATGCAAATAATTTCAATCCACATGAAATTAATCACAAAACTTTTCTTTTTCTCCAAGTTGGTCTTTAATTAGGGTACTTGAATATTCCTTTCAAGTGATTTCATGTTGATGGAAGACGTACTGCCCTTGGACTGATTTCCCAAGGGCTTTTATTTATGCGCTGATTATCAAAGACCATATTTACTAAGCGGGTCTTCTTCTGTTTGCTGCTTCTGCAAATTGGCCTTGTTTCTTGATTCTGGTGTTAAATATAAATCGGCGCTCAAGTATCTGAATTGAGCGATCAGTGCTGCTGTGAACTCGTCCGGGCTTTGTAAGAACCTATCCCATAATATGCAATATTGCTCTAATAGTGCCTTATCTGCGTTCGTTATTAATCCATATTCTTGCATGTCGCGCTTTACTTCTGCCCATCGTTTGCGAGCTTCACCGGTTAAACGTTTGGGGCAAGTTGGAAAGGGCAAGGGCTTTGCTGGTAGCGGCTTAACTTCGTGCCTGTCCTTCCTGTACGTGCCGTGAAGCAACTTTAAGTGTGTAGGGCTTGATCTGTTAGCCATTGTTAATCCTCAAATGTTGAACTGACTGTGTGTAAAAAAGACTTGGGCGACGGTGTTGTGTAATAAGGCTCTAGCTTTCAACATACCCCCGTACCCTACGTGCGCTCTATGGCTGTCTTAGCTCTGTGATGATCAGCACATAAGCTTTGCAGGTTGTTTAGTGTGTTGGTTCCACCTTGAGCTTTAGGCTTGATGTGGTCAACGTCTGTGGCTGTCACTGCTCGGCCATTCTTTAAGCATGATAGACATAGATGGTTATCACGCTGTAATACTATTTGTCTAAGCTTGCGCCAGTCTGCGCCATATCCTCGAGCGGTTGCGTTACCCTTCATGCGTTCGTTAAGATGCCAGCCAGCACTATCCTTGTGCTGATTACAATAGCCTTGATGCTTCCCTGCTTTAGCTATGTTTGGGCATCCAGTTTTGCGGCATGCTTTACCTGGTCTGGTTGGCATAAATGAAACCTAATCCGCTTGCTGGCTTGTTGCTTCTGTCTGGCCTTTTTGAATCCAGCTTTGCGAGTGTTCATCTAGTCCTGCCTTGCTTGCCATGTTCTCGACTTTGCGGCATTCATTAGGACTCATAATGCCGTTTCTGATTGCTATGTCGTATAGGTCATAACGCTCCTTGGCTGTTGTCCTGAGTATGTCTTTAGTCTCAAACTCGACGGTGGTGCTTAACTGTTGCCTATCAGATACTAAGGTCGTTAATACAACGCTCTCAATATTGGTTAGCAATGGTCTTAGTGTTTGCGTTAAGAATGCGCGGCTTGCTTCGCTAAAGTTGCTGTATGTGCTGTTTGAATAGTCCATTAAAAATATCGGGCTAATCTTAAACATTCTTGCTATCTCAGCTACTCCAAACTTTCTGGACTCTAGCCACTCGGCATCCTGATTACTCATTGAAACCGCTTGCCATTTAGCGCCACCTTCTAACAACATTGTGTTGCCTCGGTTGCCCTTAGTGGAAAACAAATTGGTTAGACTTGATCTAAGCTGTGTGCGTTGGTCGGGTGTTAAAACCTGATCCATTGTTAATACGCCACTTGGCCTCGCTGAGTTTTTGAAGAACTCTGCTCCGTGATCCGCTTGCGCAATGCCTAACCCTAATGTTTCTCTGCAGACTGTGATCGGACTCTTGCCGATAATCCCATCGTCTGAGTTAATCCGAAGGTGTAACACTTCCTCTTGTTGTAATGTTCTGACTTTGCCCTCAGTCGTTACCTGGTAGCCTAGCCTAAAATCGGGAAGCTGTTTAACGCTGACACAATTGCTATTAAGCAGTATTAACCGCTGTGGCCTTGCTGAGTTGTCATAGATTATCTGAGCGTATGCGTTACCGGTAAGCAATACACTTCTCATCATTGCGACTTTAAAGTCATAGCCTGTTTGATAGCCGTTTGGCGCCAGGTTAAACAATCGTTCAATGATGCTGTTCGTGTTGCGTTGCTTGTCTCCGTTTTCTAGTCTGCGGAAAACGTGCAGGGGCATACTTGCCACCGCTTCGGCAATGGTATTGACCGCACAAATTACCGCTGGCAATGACTGTGCTGTTGTTGTGTTGACCGTTACGCCACTACCTACAGAGTTATCAGCCATTAAATCAGCCAATAGAGTATCGGTAGTGATAGCTCGCTTTTGAAAGTTAAACCATTTCATAGTCGGTTCGCCTCCATTGTCAATATCATCATTTCTAAATTGGGTGGGCGGTTGGTTTGCATACTGCGCATAGCGATTGAAACGTCTGTGGCCTGATAGGCTGGCATACTGGTTACAGTTACTTCATGCAATATTGCTTGGTTAACTGTTCGCAATGCTAGGTTGCTGTCAAAATTCCATACATCACCTTGAGGCGGTACAGTAAAACCAAAACTCATACCGGCAATGTCGCCACGGCTTATACTTTCCATTAGTTCGGTTGCTGTGCGTGTGTTTGGTGGGTCTATCTCAATCAGTAAACCGTTGTCATCTTCTTTGATGCTTAACGTTCCGCTAGTTGTCCTGCCTAGTATTTTAGTATGGTCATGCTCAATCAATGCTCTCACATCACCTTTAATAGAGTCTCTAAAAGCAAAAGGGGCGATGATTTCCTCAAAGCCCCCTAAGTCTTTAGAGCGCGAATTGTAAACGACTGGACGGCCAACAATTTTATTCTTGTTAACCGCCAAGCTGTCTATTGCTCGGCGCTCAATTTCCATTATGTTCCCCTGTTAAACTGCTACTTTAAGAAACTTAACGGCGTTGCTGTCAATCAGACCGCCTCCGCAATATCGAGAGCTCAACATTTTAATCCAGCCAATCGCGGTGATATTGTCTCGAATCATTCGAGTGCCGCTAGTGTGATCAACTACGGTGTAAGCCTTAGCTAAGTCACCGTAAACAATTACGCCGTCTGCTAGTTCTTCGGCTGTTTCAATTGCCTTACCTAAAAGCATTGAGCTTTGGCCGTCTGTGATACCCATTCGCCAAATGTAATCGCCGTCTGTGGTTTTCAGCTTGCGTAGTCCTTCCTGTGTGCTGTCATTCATAAAGAATTTAGCGCCAGGTCGGTAAGCGTTGCGTAAGGTGTGAGATAAAGTGATTAAATCATCAGTAGCTATTACACCAACGCCGGCTGTGTCAATCTCTTGAATAGTGCCAAATGCTCTAACGCTATCCGCTGTGGCTGCTACTGGATAAGTCATTAAGCCTTTAGGCTTCTTAACGGCGTCACCGTTCCAAAATGCCGCTTCTTCTTTAAGTCCTGTCTCGTCAGCAATTTCTGAACTTAACCAGCCAGCAACATCAAAGTCAGACCAATCCATTAGCTCTTGAGTTGTTTTGGGGTAGCAATAAAGGCTGTGAGTCGGGATGGTAACTTTTTCAAGTTGGCTTGTGGTTGTCTCGCCTCGTGCGTCTGATTCGTCTGCCCATTCTGCAGATGTACCGCCAACGCTAACCAGCTTTTCGTATTTCTCAGTTGAAATGGTTTTGACTGTGGCGTTCTGTCTGAAAACTGAACTTTCTTTTAGCAGTTTGTCGATAACGTTATCAAGCGCGGGAACTACGCTGTAGCCACCATCGGCATTAACACCAGCACTCAAGCTTCGAATGTCGCCAGTTTGGCAAAAGGTTCGCATCTCTGCGTTGTTTGGCATCCCATCATTGCTAATAGCTTGTGATGTATTGATAAGTGATCGTTCTTCGTCTGCTAAAAATTCTGACTGTTCAATCTGCCCGTTAAGGTTTTCAACTTCATTTTTAATGGCTGAAAATTTAGTATTTTCTGTTTCGGATAGTGAACGGCTTTCTGATTGTGCTTGTGTTAGCAGGCTTTTTAGCGAGTCTGTTAGTTCAGCTTTATGCTGACGCAATTGTATTAGTGATTTCATAATTTATGAGTCCTGTAATAGTTAGAATATGGGTACTGGGAACTAAAAAGGGTGGCCGATAGGAACATTAAAGGTAAAACCTATCGGCCGGTTGTGCCTCAGCCTCTCGCTGATTCACAAAACTGTTATGCGGTGTCAGACTCGCTCTGACGGACATTGGTAGCGGTTCAATGCTCCCCAACAGTTTAGAGGTCGTAGAATGTAGAGAGTACATACTACACGCGCGATACTACTGTATGTATATACAGTAGTCAAGTTAATGCTTTGAACTAACATTGACCTGCATTATTGAGGTTTAGATGTGAAAAAGCCGGTATTTAATCCGGCTGTTTGAAGTTGATACGCTATTTTATGAGCAAAAAAAAGCACCTACCGATTGGCAGATGCTTCTTGATTTGCAGGAATTATCTCGTACTAAGATTGCTTCTTAAATCGACGTGATGCTAAACCCATTAGGCCTAGTGCGAAGATGGCTAGGGTAGATGGTTCTGAGACCGCTTCTGGTTCCGGGTTAGTCGCCCCGAAAGTAATATTGTCAAAAGCGACAAGATTGGCAGAACCACCAAAGTCAATGGATTTAGCAGTTCCAGCAAAACCTAGTGAACCAATGTCCCAATTACAAAAGCTTCCATTAGCATCACCTACGCAACTGCTGTCTTGAAAATTAGCTGACAAAGCAATTGACCCTAATAAATCACCAGTCAAGTCCAGGCCTGAAAATACATTAATTGCAACGGTAGCTGCTGAGGTATAATAAAATGAAAAACCAGTATCAAACCCAAGCGCATTGTTCAATATTGCAGTCCCGGATGAGAAGAACAAAGCGGTGTCTGCAGTAGGCTCATTTGCGAAATTACCAGTACCACCAGCATCAGAATCTATAAGACCTAAACTATCAGCCCCGAATGATATTCCATAATTAACGCCAGAATTACCTAGAGAATCTGTTCCACCATTGTAAAACTCATTGATGCTAGCTCCATCTCCAACACCTTCAAAATCAAGTGTAATGACAGAGGCGTTTGACAAGTGAGATGCTAATAACAAAGCGCTTGATAGTGCTATTTTTAAAAATTTATTATTCATTTGATATTCCTTTACTCCTTCACAAACAATTTGGAAGGTAGTTACAAAAATTGATGCTTCACCATGTACTGAACGCATAAGCACAAATAATGCCAATAACATTAACAGCATTTATTTCAACCACTTATAATAAATCAATAAATTTAAATTTTCGGATGTGTAAAATAACCCGACACAAAAATATTTAGTCTATGAGAAGTGTCAGGTTAAATCTGAGCCGTGATGGACTGAGATTTTATCTAATTATGCGGCTTTTTGTCGGTGGCTATCCCAATCAAACACTATGCGGTTACCACCACCTTCACTGATTCGATCCATGATTCGTTGACCGACCGTTGCGGTTAAGTCCTGAGGGTTTAGGTTTGATACTAAAATGGTCGGCCTCTGTTCTTCGTATCGAGCGTTAATTACTTCAAACAAAATGTTCTTTTCATTTTCAGTACAATTCTGAACACCAATTTCATCAATGATTAATAGCTTATAACATGCCATTGAATCATAAACGCCTTCTTCCGTTGCTTCTTTGTCACTCCATGTGCTTCTAACTTTGCGGATTAATCTACCAATGGTCGTATATTTTACTTCCAAATCTTGGCTAAGTAGGTGAAGTCCAATAGCTACTGATAAATGCGTTTTACCAGTGCCTACGGTGCCCATCATGAGCAAGCCGCCTTTTTCTCGGCCAATTGCCTTGAAGTTTTCCGCAAATGTCTTACATGCCTTTAGGGCTGCTTTTTGCGTTGGTGTTTTAGCTGTGAAGTTATCAAAAGAGGCATCAGCAAACCTTGGAGGGATTTGCATGTTTCTCCTTAGAGTAGCCTTTTTTATTTCCCGACACTCAAGCAGGCGCTTTTCCAACGCAATTTTATCCTGTTCCACCTTTATTCGTTCTTCCTCCTCCTGTTTGCAGATAGGGCAATAAGCTTCCTCTAACTGCTTATTGGTCGAACCTTCGCCTTCGCAGACCATCCCATAATCCAATCTAACAATTTGCTTGCCATGAGTTTTACATTCAAATTCGTGTTCTTCTTTCCAGCAGTCATAGCTAGTGTCAAAGTCAAAGCTTGGATATTTTTTCTTAAGGAAATAAGTCATCATTATTTTTTACCTTTTTAAAATTGGGTTTCGCCATAGCCGCTAAAGTTCTCGGCCTTGGCATTTGATTTTTTGTTGTTAGGTGTAAATTTACCTGTCATCCAGTTTTGCCATGCTCTAGATGGTTCAGCAAACTTTGAACCTTTGGCAATGTGGTGATTGATAAACCTTTCTGTTTCGTCATCAATTGAGAATGCAAAACCTTTTCCTGCAAACCAATCTTTCATTGATTGAGTAATTTCAAAATCATCAGTAATACATTTTGAAGGCTTACTTTTTGGTGGATTTT